GTTTACGCCAATACAGCCGATTCAATTGTAAGCCCTGCGCCAACGCTATTAACTACAACTGCATTAGCATCAATTGCGACAAACTACATAGGCATTGACAGAAGCGCAATTGTAAAGAGTGCAACCAGTACACAAACAGCACAAGCAAATGCATCAATTCCAAGTGATGCCGCAATTGGTACGGCATCGCTAACCAATTCAAACATCGACTGGACGGTAAACCAGTATATCATATTTGCCCTTCAGAACGGCGCGGCTGGGGATTCAACTGTGCTATCATACTATCAAATCGAAATCAAATGAGCAACGTAAACATCACATCCACAAACATCGAATTCACCTCAACGGGGATGCCGTGGCTTAGGCTAACAGAACCACGCTGGGAGGCGGTGGATGAAACTTCATTTCACGTAATAACCGAGCAGGGCGTGTACTGCATCACGCTATCGGATTATAAAATAAATGCGCAAAAGTTTAAGACTTCAGACGATGCGTTAGGGTATTTAAATTCTTTGTAACTTTGTAAAAATCTACAACTATGGCAGGCGTTAAAGTAACCGATTTAGCACCGTTAGGAACGGCAGATGCTGCGGATATATTCTACATTGTTGATACCGCTTCAAACCAATCGCGAAAGATTGAGGTGGGTGATGTAGTAAACCTACAAACAGCGCACGACAATGGCAGCGTAATAAATACTATTGATGTTATTGCAGATAGCACATCTAAAAATGTGGGTTTAGGTTTTGGTGCATTAAGCGGAAATACTGGAGGCGACCAAGTAGGAATTGGCACACGGGCTGGGCAAAACTCAAGCGGTGGAAATGGTATTTATTTAGGCAATCTATGTGCTGATGGCAGCACTGGAGACAATGTGTTTGCAGTTGGTGATGGTGCGTGTACTACAAATAGTGGCAGTAATGTTATCGCTATTGGCGGGTCGGCTTGTGATAATAATTTAAGCGACTTTGTTGTAGCAATTGGCGAACAAGCACTTTCAGGAAATCAAGGGGCTAATTCAGTAGCTATCGGAAGGAATGCAGGTGAAAGCAATGTAGGCAGTACAATTGTAGTTATTGGCGATGAAGCAGGCCTTAACAATACTGGCGACTTCATTGTTGCATTAGGCAATGATGCGGCAAAAAATAATGACGGCAATAATGTTGTGGCAATAGGCGGCGGTGCTGCACTTGGCAATACATTGGCTGGTATGTTTGTTGTAGGCTCGGCAAATATGCCGTCTTATGCTAACCCAGCAGCAGCAGTAGCAGCCATAACGGTTGCGCTTGGAGCAACGGCTGGGTGCTATTATTTATATCATAACCAAGCGGATGGCACAATCCGTGCAATCATACCATAATGCGCTCCACCTCGCTTCTCGGTCTGAATCTGATTAAGAAGTACGAGGGCTTGCGGCTTAGTTCCTACCTTTGCCCTTCTGGCGTTCCGACAATTGGCTACGGAAGCACGCGCCACCCGAACGGCAAGAAGGTCATACTTGGCGAAAAGCTCGCAAACGAAAAGGAAGCAACGCAATTGCTACTCGCTACGCTTTCGCCCTATGAGGACGCAGTAAATAAGCATTTGCCTAACCTTAACCAATGCCAGTTCGATGCGCTTGTGGCCTTTAGCTACAACGTGGGGACTGGTGCGTTGGTGAAATCCACGCTACTCAAGAAGGCCAAAGCAAACGCAGCAGACCCTTCAATCTTGGATGAATTTCTACGCTGGAACAAGGCAGGCGGCAAAGTGCTCACAGGCTTAACAAACCGCCGCCGCGAAGAGGCAAATCTCTATTTCTCACTTTGTAACTTCTGAGCCACTATTGCCCCAACACGGGCCGCCTCTTTGCGTAAACTTACCTATGAGGAAAAGGGCTACCAAAACAAGGCGAGTTGTGGATGTCGTTGTCAAGCACTGGCGTGGCACCATCGGCTCGCTGATGATTCTGGTATCCATATTTTTACTAATCTTCAAAGTGATAACAGCCGAAACATTAACCGCCATCATTGCAGCATTAATCGCTGCTGGGTATATTCCAAAAGCTAAAAGCGATGCAGCAGATTCGTAGGGATACAATAAAGACGGTTCGCCATAACAAGCTCAACATCGACACGATGAGCTGGGAGGCAGCCAATGCAGATACAAGCTTCGCCCAGGCTAACCGCGAAAGCTTCGAGGCCGTCATGGCACAGCCTCGCAAGGAGAAAGTTCTCACCGCATTCGATACTATTCAGCCCTGCGATGTATCTTTGTTAGCTGCTCCCACGTACTATACTGCCAAACATCAGCCTGTAAGGAATACGCAAGAATTGGAAACGCCTATGGATTACAATATACTTTTAAACGGCATTATTTTCAGCTTCACCCTGTGGATGTCTGCAAAGTATCTTATGGGATGCGGTGCTGCATGGTCAAATCTTTTGCAGGACTTACGTAAAGAATTAGCCTAAAAGTTCAATCCTTGCCTTATCTTTGTGATATGGCAAGCCTGCACATCCTTGAGTCATCAATTGACCTCTTCTATGTGATCACCGATAAGGATGGCAATATCGTCACCTCCAATGAATTATTCAAGGAGTACAGCAGCCACATCAAGCCTACCAACATTCTCGACATTGCGGCCAATGATTCCGACCGCGATGAGCTGCTTCAGGCAATCAGGAAGTCGCAGAAGAAAATGCCCGATCCGATTCGGACCTATGCCAAGACAAAGCAGAAAATGGCCTCTGAGAGGTACAACATGTGGAATGTTTATTCCATTGTTGACATGCTGCACTTCATCGGCATCCAGCTTGTCGATGTGACTTCCATCAGCAACCATGAGCATGAACGCCAGAAGATACTTCTGGAAGAGTTCCGCTTCATGCTATCTCACGAACTGCGCCAGCCATTGACTTCAATCGGCGGCTTGGTGAAGATGATGATTGAGCACAATAATGCAACGGATCAGGAACGCGATGATGTGATGAAGATGCTTGCCAGTAGCGTTGACAAGCTTGATGATGTGATTCGGCTATTAGTTAAGAAAGCAACCAGGCAAATATGAACCTACCGGCTACCGACTGCGAATGTGATGAGCGACTTGTGAAGGTGCTGGCAGTTTACATAGCCGAGAAGGCCATGCCGCTGAAGGTGGCAGCGGATATATTGCTCAACGAACTCAGAGACAAAAGCACCTACATCAAACGACTTAACGAACTAATCCTATGCAGCAAAGCAACATCAGTACACTGAGCCTTTTGGCAATCTGCTTATTCATTTTGCTTCTGCTATTGCGCACATGTGGTGCATTGCGTGAATCCGAAAGCAATGCTATGTATCTCGATTCACTTAACTCGAAGTACACTGTGCGCATTGCAAGTGACAGCTCGAAGATTTACAGCCAAAGTGTACAACTTGCAGCAGCCGGCACCAAGCTTCAAGCATTGGAACTGAAGGAGCCTGAGGTGGTGGTTCGGTATCAGACGAAGACGGTGGTGAAGACCGAGCTGCAACTGGGTGAAACGGTGTACATCGACAGCTTTCCGCACTTGCGTTTGCCAAGATCCTTCAGTCGGGAGGGGAAGTTCCTTCAGATAGGCGGGTCAATTAACCGCTTAGGAAGGCTTCAAATCGATTCGATAATCATTCCTGTAAGTTATACCGTTGCAATTGGAGATACGCTGCGTAAGGGGCTCTTATGGCGTAAGCGTGACAAGGTTGTTCGCCTTGGTATTGACAACCCGTATGTGAGCGTGACAGGAATGCACAACGTGATCGTTGCAGACAAGCCGAAAAAGTGGTACCAGACCCAACTTGCAGGGGCGGTATTCGGTGGGCTTGTCGGCTTTGCAATTTGTCGCGCAAATTAATTGCGCTGATAATTAGCGAGTTGCGTAAATTTGTGCTGGTGGTTTGCTTTTTGTATTGCATATTCAAAACATAGCTGTATATTTGCTGCATACTAAAACACACAGCAATGAACACACCAGAACTCTCAACAGCAACAACCTTCAAGAATTGGAAGGGCACTGAATTCTTCCATTACAACCACCTCACCGGCACTTTGGTCATGGTTGTCAATGATGGCTGCATCAAAGGCCTCTACACTCGATGCGACAGCCAAGCCGCTAACTTAGCACGCCAATATCATCGCAGCATGGAGCACGGCGTTGCACCTGAGAAACGCCTTTGGGACCCTTGCAAGATGGATGAATTCCACAATCAGTTTGCACTTGTTACCGAGTACCTTCACGAACAATCAACTCAAGCACTTTTAACCTCAATTTAATCTTTTAAACATTCAAGCTTATGAAAGCACCAGTAAACTCTGGCAACGGCTCAAGCCGCCAAATCGCTCCCGAAGGGGCACACGTAGCAAGATGCTACCAAATCATTGACAAAGGCACTACATTCGATGAGAAGTGGGGCAACAAGAAACGCAAAGTGCAATTCTTATTCGAGCTTCCGCTTGAGACAGCAGTCTTCAGCGAGGACAAAGGAGAGCAGCCCTTCTACGTGAAGACTGTATTCAACCTCACAATGGGCGAAAAGGCATCGCTTCGCAAGTTCATCGAGTCATGGGTTGGCAAGAAGATGACCGATGCGCAAGCTGGAGACTTCGACATCACAAAGCTACTTGGACACGCTTGCATGGTGAACATCGCACACAACGGCAAAGAAGACCGCACCTATGCGAACATCATGAGCATCTCGCCGCTGCCGAAAGGAATGGCGTGCCCTCCAGCCGTGAACGAATTGCTAAGCTATGACACCACCGAGCACAGCGATGCAGTATTCAACAAGCTGCCTGAGTTCCTTCAGGAAGACATTCGCAAAAGCGATGAGTGGATTGCTCGCACAACTGCGAAGCCTGCCGCTGTGCCTGCGCCAAAGTGGGAGAGCACAACCGTGACTGATGAGCCCGATCTTGACAGTCTATTTGCAAACGATTCAACAGGCCTACCATTCTAAAAACAACAAAGGCCGAGGACACACACTACCCTCGGCCTTACTCACATATCAAAACACATGAACAGCATCGCAAAGATAACAATTCCAATTGAGAAATTGTATCAGACAATAAATTCTGCTGAGGTCTTGTCAGCCCAGCAACTAATCGAACGCAACAGCTATGAAGGCGTTGCCTATCCAATCGAGAACGTCATGCACTACACCGCCGCATCCAATGCAATCGCGGAAGTGAACAAGGCAATCAAGGCCATCCAAGATGCGCGCAAGATGGTCACAGGTCCGCTGGATGCGTACAAGAAAGAACTCATGCGCATCGAGAGTGATGCAGTCACACCGCTTGCCACCTTCATCGCATCAACCAAAACCGCCATGCTGGAATATAACGCGGCTTGTGAGAAGCAATTCGCAGTTGAGCAAGAGAAGGCGAGCACATTGGAGAGCCTGGTGGATAATCTCACCGAAGTCAGCATCAAGCACGACCACATCAAAGGCATCCGCACCATTCGCAAAGTGCGCATTGCTGGAGAGGTAGATTGGCTCAAGGTGCTCGGAGTGCTGTTCGGCTCCGGCATGTACAAGCCTGAAGACTTCACGCAGAATCTACTCAAGGCAATGGAGAAGTGCGGCGTGGATTCAATCCCTGGCATTGAGATTTACGAAGAGAAAATTCAAACAATAACACGATGAAACACAACCCTACAAAGCAGGTCCGCGCAATACTTGAGCGCGTGCCTGCAACACGCAAGAGCGATGCAAGGCTCATCGCTTACGTCTGGGCCGACACAATCGGCTATGAGAAACTGAATGCAACAACCGCGAAGGACGTTCTCGACATGATGAGCGAGGGCAAGCTTCCAGCCGCTGAGAGCATTCGCAGAGCACGCCAAAGAGCACAACAGTCTAATCCAAATTTGAAGTAAGATGAGCAGAAATTTAACAGCAGTTCAATGGCTTGAGATAGTCATCAATAACAAGCTAACCTCAGAGATGGGGCCGTTTTTTCAAGAAGCATTTCAGATTGCAAAGCAAATGGAGAAGGAGCAGATAATGAATGCCCATCATGCAGGGGCAATGAATTATTGTGGAGGTGAAGATAATTTTAATTGCTTTCAAGAAAATGACCATTATTATAATGAAGTATATTTTGTTTTCAACTCATGACACGCGAAGAATACATCAAGTACCCAGCCGTATCGGCAAGCCGCATCAAACGGCACTACACTGGAGACATCAGCTACGCTAAGGCATCGCTGAACTACGGCAAGGACTTTCACTTCGCGCTGCTTGAGTGCGAATACGAGACAATGGGAACGCCAGTGCGCAACACATACGATGCAATTCACCAGGTGCAACTCCTTGGCGAGATGTTCGACAAGTCAGAGAAGGAGAGCATAGTGGTGAGCGAAATCACAGTCCACGGCAAGACCGTCCTTGGCAAGGGCGCAATGGACCTTTGCTGGGATGAGATGAAGATCATCGCTGATGTGAAGACCACCACGGCCAAAAGCTTGCAAGCCTTCGCTGATGACATGATCAAGCATTGCAACCACGTGCAGGCCGTTTGGTATTCGATGTTGATGGGCTGGAATCCGAAGGACTTCTACTACATCGGAGTGCCTCCAAAGGTCAAGAAGTCAGGGCAGTTCAAAGACCTCTACCTATACCGCCATAATCAGCAAGAGCTTGACCAGGCATACGAGCTAATCGCAGGATTCTTGAATCAATTCGATGGGAACTATGGGAAGTAGATATCCACAAGAGGTCATTGACTACGTCATCGAAGCCTATCCGACAACGCGCACTTCAGAGATGGTAAAGGTGCTCGGCATAAGCGAAAACAAGATTCACCAACTTGCCAACTCTCGCGGCATCAAGAAGACAAAAGAGTACATCCGTGAGGTGCATGGCCCAATTGTGAAAGAAGCAGGCAAACATCACAGATACCCCAAAGGTTCCACGCCTTGGAACAAAGGAGTCAAAGGCAAGAATAATCCACCTGAGCACACGCTATTCAAGCATGGCCATCTGCCTGCAAACCACAAGCCGGTCGGATGGACTCGCGTGGATGGCGAAGGCTATACTTGGATGAAAATCGAAGAAGGCCGCAATGGATGGGTGATGATTCACCGCCTTGCTTGGGAGATGGAGAACGGCCCAATCCCAGAAGGCAAGTTCCTGCGATTCATCGATGGCAACAAAGACAACTGGCAAGTGGAAAACCTCATGCTCGTGGACCGCGAAAGCAACATGCGACTTAACACGATTCACCGCTACCCTGAAGAGGTAAAGGTGGCAATGAAAATACTCTCAAAACTAAAACGCAAAATTCAAACACATGGCAAAGAACAAGATTGAACACCTAAGAGACCACCTATTCGAGACAATCGAGATGCTCAAAGATGGTGACATGGAGCTCGACAAAGCACGCACAATTGCTGAGGTCGCTCAAGTGATTATCAACTCCGCAAAGGTTGAAGTGGACTTTATCAAGACCGTGCATGGCAACGGCTCCGACTTCATCCCAATGGATAAGCGACTTGACTCATGACACTTCGCCCCTATCAGGAACGCTTCATTAACAACATCGCTGCGAAGCTGGTCACTACCAAGAGGGTAGTGGCACAGCTCGCAACCGGTGGAGGTAAGACAGTATGCTTTGCAGCAATTTGCGACCGCTTCTGCAAGCGCAACAGCACAGACATTCTGATTCTTGTACATCGGGAGGAGTTACTTCACCAGGCATGCAAGGCAATTGCCTTGCCCACACAGCCAGTTGTCGCAGGCATGCGCGCCATCCCGGCAGCTCGCGTGTACGTGGCAATGGTTGAGACGGCATACAAGCGACTGCACCAGTTCAGCAACATCGGATTGGTCATTGTCGATGAATGCCACATCGGAAACTTCACCAAGGTGATTGAGCACTTCACATCGCAGTACATCATTGGCTTCACTGCCACGCCGCTTGCAGCTCGCAAGAGCAATCCGCTGCGCAATTACTTTGATGACATCATCTGCGGCATCGACATTCCCGAACTAATCGAGCAAGACTTCCTTTGCCCTGAAGTAACCTACTCCGCTGCGCAGATAGTGGACCGCGCAAAGCTTAAAATGAAAGCAGGCGACTTCGATGCAGCGCAGATGGCAGCGGCCTACAAAGCACCTAAGTACATTGACAGCACGGTCAATGCCTACAAACAGCATTCGCTTGGCCGCAAGACCATAATCTTCAACTGCAATGTTGAGCACTCACAAGCCGTGAACGCCGCTTTCGTGGCAGCCGGATTCAATTCGCGCCATCTCGATGCGGACTCGCCCGATCGCGCCGCAACATTGGAGTGGTTTGCCAACACGCCCGATGCGATTCTCAACAACATCGGCATTGCAACCACAGGCTTCGACCAGCCCGACATCGAGACCGTCATCGTAAACAAGGCCACAGCCTCAATGCCCTTATGGCTTCAGATGTGCGGACGTGGTGCAAGGCCGCACGATGTTAAGCTCGCATTCACCATCATCGACCTTGGAGGCAACTGCATGACACATGGCCTCTGGTCATCACCTCGCAACTGGAGTGATATCTTCCACTATCCGAAGAAGCCAGGCAATGGCGTGGCACCAGTTAGGCAGTGCCCAAAGTGCGGAGCCCTGCATCACACCGCAAAGAAGGTATGCGATGCGCAACACCTCGGCATGTATTTTCCATGCGGACATGTCTTTCCAGTCATCAAGCCAAAGGACCAAGCCATCGAGAAGTTCATCTTAGTATCTAATGGCATTAATGTAAAAAAACTTATTGAAGCAAATGAACAATACAAAGAGTATCGCTCTCTTTATGTGCTTATTGAGCAAGTTTTCAACAATGGGGTGAGTATATATAAAGGATTTGGCCCTAAGAATAGTGAGATTATTTACTCAAAAATTTATGAACTTGCGAGGCTCTGGTGCAAAGAAAAAAATCGCAGATTTAACCAATTTCATAAAAAACTTGTAGATAAAAAAATAGGAGAACTTTCAACGGAACAGTACAAAAAAGAAAACCCAGAACAGTACATTGAATTCACAGGCTTTTAACACACACTATGCTCATCTCACACTACTCAAGCATCTACACTAAACACGCCGACTCTTTCGAGCTTTCCTCATTCTTGGAAGGAGTCAGAACCGGCAAATGGCAGGACATAGTTTTGCAAGTTCGCGCAACTCCCGACAAGGCCGAGCGTGACAAACTCAAGAAATCTGCACCGCTTGTGACCGTATCAGGTCAATTCAGCGATCGCAAGGACGATGCGCTCAAAGAGCACTCTGGATTCATTGCCATCGACATCGACAACATCGATAACCCCGAAGAAATAAAATCGCAACTCAAGGGCGATAGCTACATCTACTCAGCGTTTACTTCCATCAGTGGACATGGACTATGCTTGGTGATGCGAATCGACGGCACACGCCACGCAGATGCGTTTAATGGCATCGCATCGTACTTGTACCACACCTATCAGTTAATCGTTGACCAGTCAGGCAAGAATGTTTCGCGTGCTCGATTCATCTCCTACGATCCTTGGATTCACATCAACACAAAGGCAATATTATTTAAGAAGTACCTTGCCAAGCCAAAGGAGCGCAAGCTTGCCAAGGTCGCAGTCATCAAGACTGATTTCGATGCCATGATCGCTGAGATGGACCGCAAAGGGCTGAACCTCTGCGAAGACTATTCAGAGTGGATTCAAATCGCTTACGCACTTGTGAGCGAGTTTGGCGAAGGTGGTCGTGACTACTTTCACACGCTGTCTTCGCACTCAAGCAAGTACAACTCAGACGACTGCAATGCGCAGTACACAGCTTGCCTGAAGAACCACAGCGAGAGCAAGGGCAAGCGGTCAACAATTGCCACGATATACTACCACGCCAAGCAGAACGGCATCCAAGCCTATTCCGAGCAGACCAAGGAAATCCTGCGCGCTGCAAGCTCGCAACGTGCTGCCGGATTAGGTCCAGATGCCATCGTGAAATCCCTCCAAGCTGCTGGCATTTCACCAGAGCAAAGCGAGAAAGTTGTCAATGAGATAGTAGCAAAGGATATTAAATTCAAATCTGAGAACGTAAGTGCTGATATTGCGGCGTTTATAAAGACTTTCGACCTTCGAAAAAACATCGTAACGCGCAACGTGGAACTGAACGGAAGGCCCATCGATGACAGTGACATCAACTCCATTTTTCTCGACTGCAAAGCCATTTTCAAAGAGGCCACAAAAGACCTGGTAACGGCCATTATTTTCTCCAATCGTGTCGATACTTATAACCCTTTGCATGAGTTCTTCGAGGAACAACTCCACCTTTCTGATGAGTACCCGAATGTCGATTTGCTAATCAACAGCGTCATCACTGACACGCCTGATGCAGACAAGTGGATTGGTAAGTGGCTGGTGTCCGTTGTCGCTTCCGCATACGGTCATCACTCGCCACTGGTGCTCATCTTCTCAGGTGAGAAGCAAGGCACAGGAAAGACTCATTGGTTCCGCTATCTCCTACCAAAGCAGTTGCGCTACCTATTCGCTGAGTCGAAGATGGATGCCGGCAAGGATGATGAGATTCTCATGTGCAAGAAGTGGATTATACTCGATGATGAGTATGGCGGTAAGTCAAAGAAGGAAGAGAAGCGACTCAAGGAACTTACATCCAAAGAGTTCATCAACGTGCGTGAGCCTTATGGCCGCGTCTCGGTTGACCTTCGCCGCTTGGCGGTGTTCTGTGGTACGTCCAACGAAACGCAGATACTGAACGATCCGACTGGCAACCGCAGGCAGCTACCGAT